ATCGCCAGACCTCCTGTAGGCAGCGTGGTGTATTTCAACTGATTTATTTACACAACAACAACAACAAATATTGCCAGTGCGTAAATGAGCTTGATGCACTACCTTTTTGTAATCCGCTATGTTGCCGTATCTTTGCTTGTAGTCATCCATAAACCCTGCCGCAAATACTAAGTTAACTGTATACCCAAATCCTGCATCTGGCTATTAGATAAATATTGATAAGCAGTGCTAGGGTATATCTGATTTTGCATCAACTGCTTTCTAGTAATAGGTTTATCAAAAAAAGTAAAAGATAATATTTTAATGCCTGTTCCCTTAGTCTTTAGCCGTAGCATTGTGTTTATTTCATTAATTGAACTGCAAACTTCATTACAGTAATGCCATTCTTCTTTTGATTTTATGCCAGCCATTTGCCCTGTAAACCATCCGACTATACCTCCACTAGTTTTACTAGACTGATAAACCAACCCTATCTCGCAATATCTGGGACACAACGGCCTTAGTATTATGTTTTTAGAATTGCTAGATATTAACTTTATCTCCTTCTCTGTTAAACTAATTAACAACACAGAAGAAAACTGATTATCAGGTAAAAACTCCGTAGTGCGCCTTATGTCAAAAGTAGATAAATATTGCAACGCTAAAGCAGGAGTTGAAGATTCTAGTAAATTCCAGCATTGTTGAATTACGTCAATAACTACGTTTTTTTTGTCTATAAGCTTTTGTATTTCAATTGCTACAGCAAACGCGTTTTTATCCTCAAAACAAATCAAAGCAGATGCAGGATTAAACTCCCAAATATGCCAAAGCAACTCTGGCGCATTGTGTTTACTCAATAAAAGACCAACATCTTCTGCTATTTTATTTTTGCGCTGGTTGGATAACACCACGCTAAATTCGTCACTAGACTCTAAGCTAAAATACAATTCCTGTAATCCCTTAGTCATATCATCATACTATTAGTGGACACAAAAATTATAATGTATTTTAATTACAATAAGCTAGTAAAACTACAAAATTTAAGATTTTGTATATAATACTTTTATCTTAATCAACTCTTTATCTTGCTGTAACATTCTTAATCTTGAACAAACCACTTGCTGTGGATACTCGTTAAAATACGCTACAACTTCATAAAAGGTTTTGGGCGTTTCGAGGAACTGTATAATTAAATTATCTAAATCAGTGTAATTCATGTTTTTTAATGTAATACTAATAAAATTATAGCATTGACACTAAATTATTTTCCATAAGTAATGACAGTTTTTGTGATAACATAAATTTTACACAATGATAAATAACACAATTTAACTGTATCTAAAAATAAATCTTGAATTACTTTAAAAAACAAAGCTACTCCAGCTACTACAAAAATCAATCTGTCAATAAAAGTAATTAATTTTTCAGGGTTTTTACATATTTGATAAACAACTTTATACTGACTATCTGTAGCATGTATAACTATAAGATTAACGTTTTTTATTTTAATTCTAATGTAGTCTAAAATTTGAGACTCATAATTCATCATTTTTTCGCACACAGAAGATTTGCAACTAATAAAAACATCTGTTTGATTATCTTTTTGATAATCTACACAGGATATAGTACAATTATTCAATATACTGACAACAGTCTTTAAGTCTTGCATTAGTAAAATCCTTTACAGTTTTTTAAAAACCATAATTTTACTTTAACTTGTTTTGCTTTTAACTTGTTTTATATGCAACATTATTACAAAAATCTTCTAACCTGTTCAAAAGTAGCGCTAAAACTATGCGTGTTTTTACCAATTAATTGTATAGACCATTCATTACACGCATATAAATTACCATCATCAGTAACACCATCCAGAGAAAGCCTGAATGCCCTACCACTTCTTTCCCTGAGGAAATCGTCAACTTGCAAAGCTTTGTTGTTAGAAAGATTAACAGATACACTCAAGGAAAGAGTAGTGTGATTTATTGTATATTTATTAGAGCGACCTTCGACCCCATTATCCCCAAATTTGGATATATTTAAAGCAGGAATTTCTGTGATAGAGTTATCCCATGCAGGTACAAGCGGAATTAAAGGAAAAGGCATGATTAGTGTTAAATTGGAAGGAGAATTAGCTGATTTATTTATAGATACTATTGACCTGGCTGTTTCTACAGTAGGAGAAGCAATACGCGCTTTAAAGGCTAATTTTAGTGGGTTTTTTGACTACCTAGAAAAATCTAGTAGCCGTGGTGTATATTATAAAGTATATGTTGGACATCAACAAGTTGGAGAAGCAGAACTTATTTGCCCAATAGCTAAAAAAATTAAATCTATTAGAATCGTGCCAATTTTTATGGGTGCTGGAGGGGAAAACACTCAGTGGTGGCAAATATTAGCTGGTATTGGATTGATTGGAGCTGCCTTCCTTCTACCAACAATAGGGTTTAAAGGAATTGGTCTTTTTGGTGGAACTATTTTTACTCCTTTACAAATTGGGCTAATAGGAGCTGGATTACTATTAAGCGGCATTATGTCTATCTTTCAACCGCAAAAGCCACCAGACCAGGAGGAAAAACAATCTAATAGTTTTAATCCTGTAGAAAACGCAGGAGAGGGCGGGAGAGTGCCGGTAGTGTACGGTATTATGATGGTTGGTATTATACCTGTATCCGTTAAATTAGATTCTAATATTGTTCGTTAACCATGTCTAACAAAAATAAACACAAATCGAAAGGATTTTCAGGTAGTTTTGGAGGTGCTAAAAATGCTGCTAGTAGAACTCAAACGCCAGTTTCAGGGCGGTCTACTTCTACAGCATACATACTAGGCGCAGTAAGTGAGGGTTCGGTTGAGGGCCCGATTGAATGGGAAAAAGGTGTCTATCTAGACGAAGTTCCAATACAAAACAGTAATGGGACATACAATTTCAAGGGGCATGAATTTCATTTTAGAGAAGGAACTCAATCACAGCCTGTAATAGATTTTACTTCAGGTGAAAGGCAGTTTGTTGCTACGCCTACTGGACTTCCAAACTATAATAATACTCCACAAATTTTTACTTATAATAATTCAGAAATTGCTGTAAGTCGTTTATTCTTTGAAGTAGTTATAGAATTGTTTGTGCCACTTGATAACATTTTTGAAGCAACAAAACTTGAAAACGGGAGATTTGTAACAATCGAAATACCTGGCAAAGCACTACAAATTGGATATCCCAGAATTTTTCCTGGAATAAAATACAGGCTTAGCTACACTTTTAATCAAGACGATTCTGGATGGATTCAATTTCCAGAGCAAATTATTGGAGGAGACGATTTTGAAACCTCCTGGATATATGACTATTCTGGACTTCCACAAGTGTATAATGATCCAGACTATAATGTATTTTTAAATGTGCGTCCATCGTCTACTAATCGTATTCAGGAAATAAATTTTGGCACTCCAAAAACATTTGTAAAAATTAAAATCGAAAAACTACCACTAAATGGAGAAATTAGAAGTATAAGAACATTTCAAGGAACTCAGTTTGATTACGGGTATACTCTTGTTGACCAAACCTCTAATTACAAAGTAAATCTTAACTTACATAAATATTGGGGAACCAGTGTTGGTTTCAATAAACAAGTTTCTTTAGAAATTCCAGTACAAGTAGAAGTTAAAAATAATTTAGAAATTACAAGGCAGTTTACAAGTGTAACGATACAATCTATAAAAGTTAAGCTTGCGTTTACACTTCAAAGATTTGATGATCAAGGTAATACTTTTGGAGAAATAGTTTACTTCAGGATTCAGGTTAGACAGCCCGGAGGAAATTTTGAAACACGCGTAAATTCTTTTTTTGAAGGAAGATATCCTAGCCCAACTGAAGTAGACTACTTAATTCCTAATCTTATAACTCCACAAAATCCTAATGATGCTAATTTTCAAATTAGAGTTATTAAAGACACTCCAGAAGCAGATAACCCAAACACACAACGCCAAATTACCTGGGTTTCTTATACTCAAGTAACTTTTACCACTTTAAACTATGCAAACACTGCAATAGCTGGTTTTAGATTTAATACAGAATATTTTCAGCAGATACCTTCGGTTGCCATAAAATTGGCAGGTAGAAAGATTCAAATACCATCAAACGCAACGATTCAAGCTAATTTACCAGGTAAGCCAGAAGTTAGATACTTAACTTTTCAAGGTCAGTGGAACGGTACTTTTCAAACTCCAAATCAAGCCTGTAGTGATCCAGCATGGATATTATATGATTTACTAAAACATACTAGATATGGATTAGGAAACTACATTGACACCACTCAGATAGATAAATGGGGTTTATATGAAATCAGTAAATATTGCAACGAATTAGTACCAGACGGCATGGGTGGACTAGAGCCAAGATTTAGTTGCAACGTAAAACTTGAAGGTAAGGTAGAGGCATATCAAGTTATACAAAACTTAGTATCAATATTTAGGGGTTTTGCG